GGTTTCAAATACTCCAGCACTAGGAGAAGCAAATTTTATCTGTATACTCTGACATGATATTGTAGATGATGGAGTTAATGTAACTACATCCCATATACTTGTGTTTGCAAAATTACCAGTAAATGTTCCACCACCATTACTTGAAAAATCACCTTTACCATCAACAGCGTATGAAAATGGAGTTGTTTCAGCTCCATTTGATTTATAAGTAACAGTAACCTTGTATATTTTTTTTGTTAAAGAAGGAGTTCCAAAGTCTATATCTCTTGTATAAAATTCTTGACTACTTTGAGATGAGCTAATTGGTAAAAACTTTTTAAACTCTACATCACTACTTCCATCGTATAAACCAACGCTTAAATTATTATTAAAATCTGTTACAAAATTAGTATAGTAAGAGCTATCTGTAAATATATTTGTATTATAAGACCATCCATTACTATCAAAATCATATACAAATGCTCTATTTGAATTTGTAGATGAATCATTTGGACTTCTCATCATTATTAAAGAATTGCTTATTGGGTCATATCCCAACATTACATCTTTTACTAAAGCAGAACCTCTATACCAACTATTCCAATCTACTTCATTAGTTGAAAAAGAAGCATCACTAACAGCAATTTTTCTATTTATTAAATTTCTTACTTCTTTACCATCATAAATATAACAACCATCATCAGATACCCAAGCTATTCCGTATTTAGTTTTAGCTACACTAAAAGGAAAATTTACTCCAAAATGTTTTATAGTTTCTTCTAGAAACCAACCAGAAACATTAGGGCTTGATATATTAATAACATGAACTAAGTTATGTTTAAATGCTAATAATCTATCTGCAAAAGATTCCAATGCTGTATACTCTCCAAAATCTCCCTTTGAAACATCTATAAAATTATGTTCAAGAAATGTATCAAATTTTCCTATTTCACTATACATAATTCTATCGCCAAATTTTTCTAATTCACCTGAGCTTGCTTTTATTTTTACATTTGCAATAAATACTCTTCTACCAGATACAACTGAAGCTTTGTATCCTTCATTCATTCCACCTATACCTAAAAATTTTACATCTGGACTAAATCCATTTATAGTTGTATACGTATCTAAATTTGGTTTAGTAGAATTACCAGTAGCGTTTCCAACTACATAGTATCCTTTACCATCTTGATAAGACCAAGATTTATGGTCTCCATCAAGAGACATTCTAACGCCCTTTACTATGTCTATATCAGCTAACATAGTTAAATCATCGTCTGTATTTTGTAATCTAGTATAAATTCTACCACCAGTTATTCTACCACTATAAGCTAAATCAGCATATATAGATACTCGAAGTGACTTAGCTCCAGCTGCCGCGTGAGTAAAAGCCGCAATAGTAGCAGCTCCGTTTCCTATTTGAATTGGTAATGATTCTTGATTACCATCGTATATAAACGTTTCATAAAATTCATATGTACCAACTTCCCAATCACCATCTGCTGTACCATCATCAACTCCAATATTCCAACCAGTGCCCCTTTCTATTATTGGTAAAACATTATCATCAAAATCAAATGGAGCTGTACCATCAAGATTACCACCATACGCTCTTTGATATGTAGCTGTTCCAGCACTTTCATTGTAAGCTCGTTTACAAAACATAAACTCTTTTGGATATTCTCCTAAGTCTCCAACACCATCAGTAGATGCATCACCTGAACTTATAGATATTACCTCACCTACAATAGCCCTACCAGTCTTATCGTTATTACTAGCATCTTCAAATTTAAATCCCGTTGCAGAAGCACTTAAATTGTTTCCCATTTGAAGAGGTAAATTAGCTGCGTATTTTTGAATAGCAACTCCTCTAAAATCATGAGTTGTTGGATTTAAATAATAATTACCAGCGGAAGTATTATCATGACTGGTTGTACCAAATGCATATGAAAATGATGTTGCTACTTTTGGAGAAGATAATGAATTAGGATGTTCTTGCCATTCAGCAAATACAAGTCCAGTTGTAGCGTTAAATTGATTTCTTTGTACATATCCATACCATTTTATTATACTAGAATTTGTTTCATTAACATCGCATACTCTCACAACTCCATCAGCAATATGATATATATATTTAGCATCATCACCTTTAATTGTTGGACTAATAGCTGATATACTCCATCCATTATCTTTAGTACTATAACTTGTAGTTGCGTTATTAGACCAGACATCAATATTACCTTCGTTATCAACATCCCCAAGAGCAATCATTTTATCTCCAGTAGGTCTAATAACTTGTATTTCAGGGTCTCCACCAGAACTATCATCTGTAATACCCCTACCTTTTAAAACAAAATAAACATCCATATCTCCAAAAGTAAGAGTTTGATTGCTATTAGTTGCTGTAGCTGCTTTACTCATTACAAAACGAGTAGAGTCAGTTATAGAAGAAATGTATGTACCAGACTGTACCCCAGTTCCAGACACAGATAAACCAGCTATAATTTGAGCATTAGCATCGTGAGTTACAGATGTACTTGTATTTGATGTATCACAGGTATTATCAGTAAATGTAGTTCCAGCGGCATCAGCAGAACTTAATGTATTAACAACATCAACTACGGTAAATACACCATCATTACTACCAGTACCACTAATTTTTAATACATCTCCTGTCTTTACAAGACTTGAGGTATATAGAGTGCTATTGGTTGAATTAGCTCCTCCAACTAATTGTAAATGTTGTTTTGTGGGTTGTGGCATTATTCTGGGTCGTACTCAGGTGCGGTTGTTGTAGTATCTCCACCAACTTGTTTTGCTACAAATTTTATATTACCAACAGCAGAACCTAATGTTAAATCATTGCTACTACCCGGATGTTTAGTATCTTCAATCGTATAGTTACTATCCCTGCTTTGGTCTGATTCAAAATAAAATAATCCATATCCACCAGAGCCAACAAGAGTAGCTGTTCTTTCTACAAAGTATTGACTTAAGTTACTAGAACCATCTGAGTCTTTAATATGACTATACAAAGCTCCGCCTGTTTTTATCTTACCCATAGAGTCAATAGACATATTTTGAATTAATGAAAATTCATTTTCTTGTAAATCTCTTGGGTCTTTTCTATTGTTAATTCCACCAGACCAATCTTTAATTGTTAAATATTGTTTAGGCATTAATCATCCAGTAATTCAAAATGAACAAGGTCATCAAAGTTATTATCTTTAGTTGTACGTTTCCCTTTAAACAAAGAACTAGCGTTCCAATCGCCACCCCAACGTATCTTAACATTCATTTTAGCAGCAACACCAAGAACAAACCCACCTAAATAATGGAAATCATCTCTAGCATCCCAATCTATTGGATATGGAGCAATGTCAACAGCTCTACCTTGAACGTGTTTTCCAAATTTTGTTTTACTCTTGCCTTTAGCAACTAATTCATTTTGTCTTTCTTGAGAACGTAATCCTTCAATAACTGTTATATCAAAGTATTTACAAACCTCATTTAAAACATTAACCAGTTTTACATCAACGCCTTTAAGACGTTCTCTACTTCTTTTACCAAATTTAGGCATTACTTTCTTTTCCTTTTCTTAGCAGTTTTAGCAGACCTTTTAAAAGCACCGGGTTTAGGAGCTCCCTTAGCACCGGGTTTTCTCATCTTCTCTCCACTACCAGCTTTAATACGTTTTCTTTTTGCGTGTATATTAGCATACAAGCCTTTCTTTTTTTTAGCCATTATTTACACTTCCATCTTCTACGAGCTTGCCTTATTCTAGAATTTGGATTATTTCTAGTCTTAGCAGAGCTTCTTTTTAATTGACCTTTTGACCTAGCACAATAAGACTTTCTTCTCTTAGCAGCCTTACTACCTTTTTTTACTTTACCAGTAACAGCAGTCTTTAATTTAGAACCGGGGTTTGCTTTTCTATAAGCCCTAACCCCCTTCTTTGTCATACCAGCACCCTTTTTAGTGGGTCTATAGTTACCACCTTTACTGGTAGTTCTTGCTATAGGTTTTTCTTTTCTTCTTTTGCTTCTGCGACGAGCCACTACTTAGAACCAAATACCTTTGAGAAAAAACCTTTCTTCTTCTTTTTACCTTTTTCAGATAATTTCTTACCTTTCTTCTTTTTCTTCTTTACGTCTTCCATGTTTAAAGCCATAGCATTATATGTAGGATTAGTAGTTGGCTTTACCTTTACACTATCTGCATCCATAAGCATTATTGTTAATAATATTGATAACATTTTATTTCCCCTTAAATACACCTTCTAATACATCTGTTACGACATCGACAATTTTCTCAAAAAATATTTGTTCTTTATCTTCTGAGACAAATGGTATGTCAATTTTTTTATTAATTGCTGTAGCAATACTATCTGACATCTCATCTGATGACAAATGATTCATTGCTTCTTCTTTCATTTTATCAGCTTGTTCTTCAGCTAATTTAACTAGCATTGATTTTATATCCATTACTTTACACTCCAAGTTATGATTGTTGTAATTATAGCCATTCCACCTAGCATATAATTACGCCAGTTTTCTAATGACCTTGTTCTTCCGTTAGAAAGTTTTA